TTATTTTTGTTTTAATTAGAGAGCTTGTAAAAAGGCTCTCTTTTTTAATTTTAACATTTCTTTAACACTTTTATATGTTTTTAATACTTAGATTTGCTGAAACTTAAATTATGAAAGTAAACGAATCACTCTGGGAAGCATTAAAGAATACAATTGAAATGCATACAGAACAAGACCCTAACATAACAGATGTGTTAATTAACTACCAAGTAAAAGAATCAAATGGAGTTAAAAATATAATAAAGCTAAATGCAACTTTAGAGTAACGGATATGGTTAAGGTTAGTTGCGTGAAATTATAAACAAATCAAATAAATAAGATGAAAATAATAGATAGTAAATTACAAGGAAATGTTTTACAAGAGTTTACAGCTGATTACTTTGAGAAGCACAAAGAATTAATAAAATATGTTAAAGAAGAAACTGAAAAGCTATTAACTTTAACCGATGTTAGCAGTATGTTTTCTGCTAAACAAATGAAACAAGCCTTTGATGATGGTGTTAAGGCTGAAAAAGATAGATGTGGTGAATTTGATATAGAAAATTACTGCTAACACTAAGATAAAAACACTTTTTAATGTGTTTTATAGACTGTTGACCAACGTTTTAATGTTGGTGTAAAAAATAAAAACTATATTTGTAAATAATAATTAATTAAATAAATAAAAATGGAAAAACTAAGAAAGATTCAAGCCGAATTAAAAGCACCAAAAAACCAAAGAAACAATTTTGGAAAGTACAACTATCGTAGTTGTGAAGATATTTTAGAAGCAGTTAAACCTCTACTGGATAAACACAAATGTACATTAACAATCTCAGATGAAGTAAGAGAAGTATGTGGTGTATTGTTTGTTGAAGCAATAGTATTTATATCTGATGGTAAAGATTCAGTACATACTAAAGCACAAGCTGGTATAGACCCAAACAGAAAAGGTATGGATATAGCACAAAGTTTTGGTAGTAGTTCATCTTATGCACGTAAGTATGCCTTAAATGGCTTATTTTTGATTGACGATACAAAAGATGCTGATGCTAGTAACACACACGGAAAAGGTGCTAAATCAACTGAAAAGAGTTGGTTAAACAAAGGTACTGCTGAATTTAAGAAAGTACAGACATACTTAAAAGGTGGTGGTAATATTTCTAAAGTAGAAGAAAAGTACAGAATATCAAAAGAAGTAAAAGAATTATTAACTAAATAAACATAAATTATGACAGAATTAACAACAGAAGCAGATGTAATAAATTTAATTGGTTTTGAAACACCTTTAAAATTTGAATTTATATCAGATGGTATTTTTACTTTTAGAACATTAATACCAAATGAAAAAAACGGAATAGTATATTATGACGTAGAGTTTTTTAGTAATCCAGATAAATCTTTAGATTTCTTTGCTTATGATACTTTTTCAAACTTTTTGTTAAAATACCAAATACATAGTGTAACTGCTATTGATAAAAGTAGAGACACAAAAACTGAAATATATTTTAAAACTTATGAATAACTTTGAATTAAGAAAAACCAAGAAAGACCATTACAGATTCTTTATTAATGGAGTAGATGTAACTGGCGAACAAGAAAGAAGCACTTTTAGACATATTATAGAAGTGATGGATAATAAAATAACAACTGGATTATAAATTAAAATTAAAATTATGAGTGCAAAAAAACCTTACTTATTAGGAGACGTTGAGTTACAACTTGACACAATTAAAAAACTTTCTCAGTATTTTGAAAACATCTTAACCTACAATGCAAAAAGAGAATTAGTTGCAAAAAAAGGAGAAGATGGTAAAGAGTTAAAAAAGCTAAAGTTAAACTTTTCTATTTTTGAAGAAGGAAACTATGGACAAAATGTATCTTTTACTATCCCTCAAACAAAAGAGCAGAGAGAGAATGGAGAGAAGAAAAAGTATGTTGCCAATGGTAAAATTTACTATGCATCAGATGATTTACAATCTTTTGTTCAAAAGTCAGAAGCAAAGGCAGAGAAAGCAGCACCAGTTGCAGCAGATGACTTGCCATTTTAAATTTATAAAGGAGGTTTAAAAGCCTCCTTTTTTTTCACTATGTGGAACTATAAAGGACAAAGAATAAAATCAAGAGAAGATTTACCAGCAGATGCAGTTGGGTTTGTTTACAGAATACTTAACAAACGAACAGAGCAAGTTTACATTGGTAAAAAGATATTGCTTAACAAACGTACAAGACAACCTTTAAAGGGATATAAAAGAAAGAGGGTTGATTACGTTGAAAGCAACTGGATGAAGTACACTGGAAGCAATAAAGAAAGTAAAAAATGGAAGATTGAAGATTGTTATAGAGAAATTATATATATTTGCTACAATCGAACAATGATGAGCTATTATGAAACCAAGTTACAATTTACAGAGAATGTTTTAGAAAATGATAAATTCTTAAATGATAATGTACTTGGTAAATATTATAAAACAAAAATACAGAAATATATAGATGACGCAGAAAATAAAAACGAATGAGCAAATTGAAGAAGATAGAATGGCGATGCAGATGCTTGAAGAAGAAGCAAATGTAGATATATCAGAAGTAATAAAATACCCTCCAGTATCACTTAGTTGTGGCTCTTACATTGATAGAGATGTTGAAGGTAATGAAATAGAATACCCAATACCAATTGGCACAGATGGAAACTTTAGTTTTGTACAAGCATTTCCAAAAGTAGGTAAATCATTTTTTATTAGTTTACTTGTATCAGCATATCAAAGTGGAGGTAATAAATACTCTGGTAATATCAAAGGGCATAGACGAGGCAGAAAGATAATTCATTTTGATACTGAGCAAGGTAAGTTTCATTGTCAGAAAGTATTTAGAAGACCAGTAATTATGAATGAGCTGCAAAATGATGACAACTACCATACTTACGCATTAAGGGCAATGACACCAAATGAAAGGGTAGATTTTATTGAATACATAATTTATGATAAATTTAATGAAGATAAAATAGGTTTGATTATTATTGATGGTGTTGCAGATTTATTAAATGATGTAAATTCAATGACAGAAACAAATTATGTTGTGCAGAAGATTATGACTTGGACTGCAAAAAAACAATGTCATCTTTTAACAATTATACATCAAAACTTTGGTAGTGATAAACCAACTGGAAATTTAGGGAGTGCGTTAGAGAAGAAAGCAGAAACACAGATTAAGTTAGAAAAAAATGAGGTTAATAAAGGCTGGATTACTGTTGAATGTAAAAGAAGTAGAAATAGAAGTTTTGAAACTTTTAGTTTTACAATAAATGAAAATGGTTTACCTGAATTTGTAGACAACGATTATGATTTGTAAATAAAAATTATTATATTGTAAAAAAAATATTTAAAATAATGATAAAAAAAATAAAAGACCCTATTATTAAAAAAGTAATTAATAAAATTATTGGGCGTTCAGAAGTAGGTTTTAAAAAATATGGTACAACATTAAAAGACGACCCTGCTGATTTTGATAGTTGGTTAAATCATTTACAGGAAGAATTAATGGATGCAGTTAATTATATTGAAAGAGCTAGATTTGAACTTAAAGAAAAAAAATGTAAATGCGATGAATAATTTTGAAAAAAAATATAAAGGTATATTATTAAATGCTTTTAAAAATGGTACAAATAGAAATGACCGAACAAAAGTAGGGAGTAAATCTTTATTTAATCAATCTATTTCTTGGAATTTAAACGATGGTTTTCCAATGATTACTGGTCGTAAAATATATCAAAAAGTATTTAATACAGAGTTTGATTGGTTTATTAATGGTGAAACAAACATTAAAAGATTTAAAGATAATAATGTAAAAATATGGGATGCTTGGGCAGATGAAGAAGGAGAGTTAGGTAAAGTTTATGGTTATCAAATGTTAAACTTTAATAGTCAATCAATTAATCAATTAGAGGCTGTTATAAGCTCTTTAAACAATAATAAAGATAGTAGAAGACATATTATATCTTTATGGAATCCAAGTGAATTAGAAGAGATGGCATTACCTCCTTGTTATTTATATTTTCAATTTTTTGTAGATATTAATAATAATTTAAATATGTTTGTATTGCAACGGTCGGGAGATTTATTTTTAGGAATACCTTATGATATTGCATTATTTTCAAAATTACTTTTATATATAAGTGAAAAAACTAAATTAAAGGCAAATAGGATTGATTTACAAATTGTAGATGCTCATATATATAACAATCAAACTGAATCAATTTTAAAGTATTTAAAAACTAAAGTATATAAATTACCTTCTTATAAATACAATAACAAAAAATTAACAATTGAAAATTATAAATTTGATAAATTAATAACCGCTCCAGTAGCTGTATAAAAATTAAGATAAATTATGTATTATGTATATTATATTAAAGGAATAAAAATAGGTTGCACAAAAAATTTAAAGAAAAGAGTTGAACAAGAACAAGGTTATAAAGATTATACTATTTTATTTAAAAGTAAAGATATTAAAAAAGCATCTAATGCAGAAAGATATTTTCAAGAGCAACTTGGCTATAAAGTTGATTTAAACACTTATGAAAATTTAACTAATAATAAAACAAAAACAAAAAAAATGATTAAAAAAACAAACCACACAGTAACATTTAAAGTAGAAAAAAGTAATATTGATAAAGAGTTTTTATTAAACCTTGGTGTTATAAATGATTTAAATGGAAGAGATATAATTATATGTGAAGAATTATCTGATTGGATTTTAAAAAATTTAAAAAAATCACAATTTAATAATGAAATGTTTATATATAATCAATCATTAATAAATGCATACGATTTTTTAATTGAAAATAAAGAATTAGAAAATTTAAATATATTTGATTTAATTAGACAATGGGCAGAAGATAAAGGTATATATAAATCAGGAGATGCTAGAACTCAATATGTAAAACTTATGGAAGAAGCGGGTGAATTAGCTCAAGCTATATTGAAAAATGATGAGCCTGAGGTTATAGATGCTATTGGGGATATGGTTGTTGTATTAACTAACTTGGCAAAGTTAAGAGGGCATAACATAGAGGATTGTATTAAGTCAGCTTATGATGTAATTAAATCAAGACAAGGTAAAATGATTAACGGAACATTTGTAAAAAACAACTAATGGAAGAAATAAAACTACTTAATGATGAGATATTTAAAAAAGAAGATATCTTAAAAAAAATGATGAATGATGAATTTTACTATGGTTATCTTGGTAAAAATGCATTATCAAGTTCAACCTGTAAAAGTTTACTTGAAGGTCCTCAATTTTATGCTAATAAATTAAATGAAAAAGAAAAAACAAAAGAGTCTCAAGCATTAAGAGATGGTAGGTTAATACATTTACTTTCTTTAGAGCCGCATAGAATAGACGAATTAACTATAATTGATTCAACAAAAGGTAGTAAAGCTTATAAATTAGCAGTACAAGAGCAATTACCTCAAACAGTTTATACTAATTCAGAACTTAATAGATGTAAAAATATTGCAGATTCTGTTTTAGAAAATGATGAATTTAGAGAAATGGTTA